CACGCAGATGGGCGTTAGGCGAGCGGGACGTTCCGGAATGCGTTGCGATCGTGCTGCGCCTCCTCCTCTCCGGCAAGATCACGATTGAGGATGTCGAGGGGGTTCAGCGATGAGGCGGGGAGAGAGACGATGCCGGGCCTAGAACTTTCCCAAAACGACCTGGACGGAATGACCATGGACGAGATCGCTGACGCCGTCGAAAGCCTAACGGATTTTGCGGAACTCAAGCTGCTAATCGATGAATATGATCCGGCCAAGTCCGATTGGAATTTCCGGAAGGGCGTACTGCTTGATATTCTCGTCCGGCTTTGGCCTCAGCCAACCGGCAAGCCCCACAAGGTCATGACGATGGAGGAATACGTCGCTCAGCCTCTAAAGGGCTGGCACATGGTTTGCCGCGACGTGGACGGCTTCGGCGGCGTTGGAGTCCGCTACCTAGGGGATACTCAGTGAGGCAAGGACACCATCATGACTGAGCGATGCCCTATCGAAGACCCGCATTTCTGCCTTGGTGCTCGCTGCCAGCTCACGGGCATATGCGACTTCAACCGCCGACTGGCCAAGGAGCAACAGCCGCTCGGCAGTGAATTTCAGAAGGTGCTCACAGAAAATGCGTGGGATCTATACGCCCGCGATGATCAGTAGTCTGTAGGTCACTCCATGACAAACGCAGTCGATGAGATGAAGAAGGCCGCAGAAGCGACCTCGCATGAGAACTTCATGGGCTTCTGCGAAGGCGGGATGCCGCTCGTCGCATTCGAGGATAGCTGCCGGTTCTGCGGCGCCAGACGCGGCGATAAGTGCGGCCGGCGCTGGGCTACCGCGCAGACGAATGGGGAGTAATTGACCATGGTCGAAGCGATCATTTTTGCAGCGATGACATGTATCTTAGGATGCGTCGGCGCCTACCGAGCTGGCTACGAACGCGGTATTCGTGACGCCATGCTACGGCGATCCTGACCGATGACCGCCCACCCCCGTGGATTTGAGGACAAGTGATGTTCAAAATGGTTGACCCGACGAACAATCCTGATGGCCTTTGTTGGACTGTCGTTCACACTCGCAACGGCGAGACCGTTTGCAGGACAAGGTTCGTGGAGGAAAATGATGCACGAGAATACGCCAACAGGTCGGCAGGGATGACGGACTGCCTCATCCATATCGAGGGACCGGAATTGCCGAACGGAGAACTAGCATGACCGTCAAGGAATTAATCGAGATCTTGCAAACCAAGCCGCAAGATATCCAGGTGGCCTACCGCCTCTACAGCGAGTGGTGTCTATTGGAGGAGGAAGACATTGGCGTCGAACCTCTTTGCGAGCCCCGTCCGGACGGGTGGGTACACGCGAGGCGGCCTGATAAACCGACGCAAGATTACCTGACGTTGTCCGGGATCTAGCTCTGGCGGTGTTGAGCAGTATGCGCCATAGCGCATAAATCGAGATTATAGGCTAACGATCATAAGCGAGCATTGAGACTGGGTTTGTACCAGAAGCCGCAAGGCTCCCACGCTCCCAGCCGTGAGACTCCCGAGCAAGACGGGCGTTGAAGGTCGGCGACAAAGGCGGGTTGGTGACAACCGGAAAGACGGTACCAAACAGTTGGGCAAGGAGGAAAAGAGCCATGACGGAGATGATTGACCGCGCCAGGCTGGCCGTGATCGAGGTGATCCAGAACTCGAGTCTCCCGGTCGGCTACAGCATCGATTCCGAGAAGATCGTCCGGGCTGTGCTGGAGGCTATGCTGGAGCCGACGCAGGAGATGCTCGACTGCCGGGACGCCTTCGTAATGAAGGACGACGCGCTGACCGTCTGGCGGCTTCAGATCAATACAGCGCTTGGGAAAGGGTCGGAGGAGTGATCAAACCATGCGACGACTGCTCCCGCAGCCGCACATCAGAGGAAATCCACTGGTACGGCCATCGTGAAGGTAGTGGGCGCTGTGAAGACTGCGAGAAGGCGTGGAGCGCTCGCATGAGCCGCTGGATGCGCGGCGAAACAATCGAGCCGGAACTAGACCGGATGTTCGCCGGCAAGCCACATAACCAGTGACCCTGAGCCACTACCGATCCGGTCCCCTGAGGGGAGCGGACTAGATCCACCCCGCCGGGATGTTGGCCCTGATGCAGTCGCGCAAGATACCTTGCCCGATCGCATTCAGGTGCGGGTCAGTGTTGGCGACGTGCCACGATGCGCTGAGAGGCGTATAGGTACCAGCAACTAGCAGCGCCCTCATGTAGGCGTAGAAATCGACCGCAGTCGCGCCAAGATCGGCGGCGGCGAGCCGCTGAAGCGAGCGCAAGGCAGCCTGCGTCGCGTTTTCTGCCGCTATAGTGTCACCACTACCATCTGTGTAGTCGAGGTAGTGCATGACGCCGACAAGCAGGTTTGTGAACCCGATCGCCTGAAGGCGCTGCCCGATCTTGACGATGTTTTGGCGCGTATCGAGTTTGACCGTGGTTCCAGCGGAAGGGGCGCCCGAGAGGGCAGCGACTGTGATGGCATCGCCCACCTGAGTGACGACCGTTCGGCTATCAGATCCGACAAAAATCTGACACCCAGCCGGGAACAGCGCGCCCTTGCCGGCGGCGACTGAGAACGTCGTTGTCGTCGGAGAAGGGCTGGCCTGTACCGTGCTTTGGTTGGTGGCGGCGCCATCATTCGTGCCGACGTAAATCATCGAGAACGCCTGACGCGATACGCTCGTCATCGCATTGGCGCGGGTGAGACAATCAGCCGAAGTCGAACCGCCGACGCCAAAGTTTCCGATGGAGATATTCCGACCTTCACCCTGCAAGGTCTTGGAAAGCAGAGCCGGCCAGTATTGCTGCGGCGAGGAAAGGAAGGTGCTGTTCTTGGTGTGGCTGTCTCCGTCCGCAACGCCATAGAGGCCGATGGCCTGCGCCTTCATCCATGCGACGATTTTGGCCCGCCAACTGTCGAACCCGGATGGCATATAAACCACATGCCGCGTCGCATGGTTCGGCAGGTTCTGTGAGGTGCCGATGGTTTGGCCGACCTGCTCTGTCACGACGCCCGTCAACGGGTTGTAATCGATGATGTCGCCGGTAAAGCTGGCCGGGAACGTGATGGTATCTACGTCGTCAACGCCGTCCGGCAGGCGATATCCGCCAAGGTTGGCCTTCCATAGCGGGCGAAGGGACGAGGACGACTGCCGAGCCGCGAAGCCTGGAATTTTCCTCACGTCCAGATTATCAACCGTCAGCCCGTTGGTCGTGGTCGGGAAGCCAATAAAGAACCCGGTTGTGGTAGCCACGATGATCGTGTCAAAGGCGGTCGAGCTGCTGTAAAGGTCGTTTGTATAGGCGTTTGTTGACCCCACCGAAATCGGGCATGTACCGTCGTGTTTGACGAGATATGCACACCCAACTTCAACGGTAATCGCCTGGCGCAGCCGAGCTGTTGCGCTGCCGTTCGTTGAGGACGTCGCTACCCCATTGACGACGCTCCACGCTGACGGGGCCGTGCTGGCATCTGTCCACCCTGTCAGGCCGTTTGAAAAGTCGCCGTTGGTGACAAGATTCGAGCCGATCGTGTCGGTGGATTGATATTTGCCGATCGAAAGAGCGAGCGTCTCCGAGTCATTTGGGTTGCTCGCGCCTGCCCCGATCGAAGTATAGCCCTGAAGCTCGCCGGTCATGTCCCAGCGGAACCAAGCCCCCTGCGCAGACGGGTTGGCCTGCCAAAAGGCATAAGGGCTGCTGATACTCGCTGTCCCAAGGGCACCGAGGTGCCCCATCCCACGGCCCATTGCGCCGAGTTTACCAAAGCTCATGTGTTCTCCAGCACGAAAAAGGCCCGCGTAAGCGAGCCTGGTCAGGTCAGATTTGTTGGTGGGTTAGCGGCGGTATTCTTTGGTTGAGACTTCGCCGGCACAGGCCAGATAGCCGGCACCATCGATCCAGTCGTCTACGTTGAGGCTCCCGCTCTTGGTGCGGGCGATCTTGAGCAGCGCCATCATGTGGGGGACGTCTGCGACACTCAATGGCTGCTCGAGCTTGAGATAGGCGCTCCACAACGCCGCCACATGAGCGAAGTGCTGATGCATGTCGCCGTGCGACTCTGCCCGGTCCCCGCCGACGAGCTCTGCGGCCTTGTTTGCAATATCAGGTGCGTTCATCGTGAAGCTGCCCACAAGCCCAGATTGGAAAATGCGTAGCCGATGAAAACTGCTGCCATTGCAGGCTTTCCCGACAACCACAAATCAGCGGAGATGATAGCATAAATGCCACCAACAAGTAAGATCAGCCATGGTGCCATCAGAACGTTAACTCATCAAATCCGTGCAGATCGCAGACGACCTTCGCCAGCGCCTTGAAGTTTGGGCCGTGCATGTCGCAAGCGTCCACTTCCTGCAAATGAAGGTGTATCCCCTCGTGCATGAGGGTTGAAAGCAAAACGATGTGACTGCCCACAAGCCTGCTCGATATGTCGATATGATGCGCGCCGCCACGAAGCTGGTACTGTCCGTAATGCTTGGTCGCCTTCGTGACCCTGAATTTGATGTCATCGCTTGGAGGCATCGAGAACTTGTCGAACGGCGGCAGGCAGCAGATGTAGTCCCAAGCATGAGCCAAGAGCTCCGGGGTGAGCGGAAGCGGCTTCATGTCACCTTCATCCCCGAGAACCAGCCGCCGCAGTCCTGGCACTGATAGCGGTAATATTTGCTCTTGAGCTTCACCTGGATGCCACGGCGCTGCGTGTTATTGCTGCCGCATGTCGGGCACCCAATCTTGTCCTGATATGCCTTCCACAGGTTCAGGTTTGGGTGGTTCTTGGCCCACGGCTTGATGCGCTCATAAACGCCCGCCAGAAGTGCCGTATCCTGCTTGCAGTATCCTCGCATGGTTCGCCATGCCTTGGGATCGTGCTGCTCCACGACACCCTGCCACAGCGCGGCGCCAGTATTAGGCAGCTTGCGGCCCTCTTTGAGGTATCGCCCAATGTTGTCCAGCTTGTTGCTGTCGAACTTGAACGATCCCCTCGAAATCTTGAGGGTGTCTACCGTTTTGTAGGGGCTCGGCGGCGAAAAGCCGTTTGTGATGAGGCGCGAATTTATCTTCTTAACGTCGAACGAGTCGCCGTTGTGCGCGACGACAATATCAGCAGCGTCCAACAAACGATGAATTTCGCGGCATAAATCCTTGTCGTCGTGTTTATGGCGCTTGTAACGAGGGAAGTCAGGAAGGCAGACCGTCTTAACCTGCTTCTCATGTGCCCACTTGTATGAAGCCATGAGGATATAAGTGTCGCGCAAGACGTAGACAGCGCCGGCATAGGGTGGTCGCATTGACCACGATGTCATCAGGATTGGAGCGGTCTCGATGTCGATAAATAGGAGTTTGGCTCCCACTCAGACCCCTCCCGCCTGGACGAAGCACCACACGAAGCCATCCACCCTCAGGAAGATGATATAGTGCCCCGTTGGGTTGCCCGCGTCCCACTTGAGCTTCTCTTTAGGGATCTCGAATTCCTCCCCGATCTCACGATGTGGACGACCGAGAGGAGCATCAGGACGAGGATCAGTAATCCGACAATACGTCTTACCGCTGCGGACTGAGATATCATCGCACCAGTAGGCGTCCGCCTCGCCGCAGCATGAGGCCGTTGGGTTGTCCGGCTGCATCAGAGATTTGAACCATTGCCGGACCTCCGGGTCTGAGCCTTCCCATTGGCCGTTGTCGCGGGCATTGGCCTTGCCGATAAGAGCTGATAGGCCGAAGAGCAGAGCGACGAGACCGGCCACAAACAGGATCAGCCATCCTGCGCCGCGCTCTCTCATGGCTTCTTCCAATATGTGGTGTGGATCTTGATGACGATCTGCACGGCAAGCCACGCGATACCGAACCACGGGAGAAGGTCTCTTGCCATTTCAGAGGTCTCATGAAGCCAGAGGGGTGACGAAACCGCCCCAAGGGCCACGCCGTCGCTGATCGCTTCTGCTTTCGTTTGTGGGAGGAGGTCGAGGAAGCTCATTTGCGGAGCCTTGCGAGAAGCTCTCCGCCTGCTTTACCGATGAATAGCGAGCCGACGATCGCCCCCATCCATTGATCAAGAGGAGGAGGAAGGGCGGCGACAGTCCAGGATTGAGGAAAGGCGCACTTGGCGCAGAACAACAGCGAGTAGATGCAGACGCCGCCGAACCAGAGGCCGGCCGGCACTAGGAACAGCAGAGGAAACCACCAACCCCTGCCCGTTAGGATCGCGACCTGAGCCGTCATGTAGCTTTCTACGGCTCGGGTCTTGATGTCTTCGCGCCTGGTCTCGTTGTTGACGGCGGAATCTATCGATGTTAGAACCCTATCTAACGGATTCCCGAAAAAGAATTTGAGGATCGTCATCCACATGAGAGCACCAAATTGCAGCGTTGAAGATTGCGAAAAGCGCGCGATAAAGCGCGGCATGTGCAATGCGCATTACCTGCGTTGGTGGAAGAAGGGGACGACAGACGGGCGCGCCCTAAACGGAGAGCCGATGAGATATTTGCTCGCCCATATGTGGGATGATTGCCCAAAATGGCCGTATGCCAAGAACGCAGACGGAAGAGGGCTAATTCGGAACGAGGGAAGCGCCCGCTTCGTTCATCAGGTCGTGTGCCAGCTTGTTCGGGGACCGAAGCCGACAGAAAAGCATGAAGTCGCTCATAGCTGCGGGAAAGGACATCTTGGGTGCTTTGGCGCGAGATGCGTTGATTGGAAGACCGCGAGTCAAAACAACCAAGACAAGCTTTTACATGGGACTTCAAATAGAGGAAGAGCCCAGCACAACGTAAAGCTGA